TACTGCGTCTTCGGCAACAACTACTTATAATGTATCTGATACAATTATTGCTGTTGATAATACTTCTAAAGTATTTTATGTAGATGAGAGTGTATCAGGATTCTATCAAGTATCGTTTGGAGATGGAACACTAGGCGTTAAGTTAGCCGCAGATAATGCTGTAATTATAGATTATATAATAAGTTCTGGTCCCCTTGCAAATGGAGCATTCCGATTTAATATTCCTGTGCAAATAACGGGTACAGGAGAAACAATAGTTGGTAATGTTACTGCAAATGCCGCGGGTGGTGCATTTAGAGAAGATATAGATTCTATTAGATATAATGCACCGAGATATAATGCAACTAAAAATAGAGCGATTACATATAGTGATTATGAAACGCTGATAAGATCAGCAAATCCCAATGTTAAGGCAGTTACAGTTTGGGGAGGAGAAGACAATGATCCTCCTATCTATGGAAAAGTGTTTGTATCATTACAACCAAGAACGGGTCTTGTTATAACTGAGCAAGAAAAACAAAATTTACTTGATGTGACAATAAAACCAAGACAACCAATTACAATGCTCACTGAGTTTGTTGAGCCAGAATACACATATCTGGGATTAAATATAACTGCTACTTATGATAATAAGATAACAACCCTTTCTGGCGATGCTATAAAGGCTTTAATAATTGCTGAAGCAGAAAATTATTTCGATACTAATTTGAATATGCTAAAAAAGAATTTTTATTATTCGGTTCTTACAAAAAGATTATCCGCACTTTCAGATTCAATTATCGGTATAAACATGGAACTTACATTGCAGAAGAGACTTGCTGTCGGAACAAATACTGCAACTAGATATCAACCCAATTTTCATAATAAGATTATGCCTAATTCATTGAGAACAAATTATTTTCAGGCTACTGTAAATAATGCATCATATAAAGTTAGCATTGTTGATAAACCTGCGACTACTGTTGTTGCACCACAATATAGTGGAACAGGAACATTACAACTGAAAGATGTTGGTGCAGATACTATTATAAATGATAATGTAGGTACCATCGATTATGACACTGGAAAGTTAGATGTTACAAGTTTAACGATAAGCGAGATTACTGGAACAGCAAACACTTTGCTAAATTTCAATGTAACTCCACATGAAAGTTCAAAAAATGTTTCTACTGACTTATTGATTAGACAGCAAAGCGATACAACTTATGCGGTAACGCAAAAAGCATCTAGAAATAATGTTATAAATTTAGATCAAAATTCTGCTGATACTACTAACAATATCATGGCAGGAGTAAATGTAACAATGATTGCAAGGACACTTGACTCCTAATGAGTACAGACGCCCCAAGATTTAAGAGATTTATAAAGACTATAAACATCACTAGTGGTGGGTCTGGTTATTATGGTAATGCTACCGAATATCTTCTTATACCTGCACCCAATACTACTGATGTAAATGACACATCTTTACAAGCGACTGCTACTGTAACATTTTTAAGTGGTGCAGTAAGTGCGGTTACTATTACTGAATCTGGTGATGGTTATGCTAGTTCAGTAACTCCAGTCTTACAAGGTTCTCCAAGTGCTATTAGTAATGTTAGTACAGTAGATCCAAACAGAGATGCTGGAACATATACTTCTCTTATTGCTGATAGTTCAGATTATAACGGCACTGGTGCAGTTGTAACATTTACTGTAGACGGCACTGGTGCGGTAACTGCTCAGAGTGTTGCATATGGAACGGGCACTCATTATCGTGAAGGAGAGAAGATCACAATAAATCCTATCACTTTTGGTGGTCAGGCTGATCATGATCCAGTTGTCTTTCAAGTAACACATATTGGAGGAGGTTCTGGTGCAACATTCTCTACAGAAGTAGATTACATTACCAAAGAATCTGACTACTATGTTGATGACAAATCTTGGGCAGTAGAACATCAAATTCCAGAATGGATTGCAGAAGACAATCCGCTATTCACTAAGTTTTTTGAATATTACTATCAATTCCTAGATCAGAACACATCAACGGGAATTGGTCCATCAAACATACTAGATACATTCTTAGATCGATATAATATTGATTTTAAAGATTCAAGTGAAGTAACTAATACAAATTTCTTAGAAACATTTTTATCAGATTACGGAAAAGATTTTCCTCAAACTGCAACTATTAATAATGACATACTAATAAAAAATCTTCAAGAATTTTATACGACAAAAGGATCATATAGAGCGATTGAATTATTATTTAGAATGCTCTATAATGAGAAAGCAACGGTTAAATCAACATCCGAATATGTTTTGCGGGCTTCAGATGGAGTATGGGATGAAGAATATGTTGTAAGGGTCGTAGACCAAAATGATCTTTTTGAAAGATTCAATATTACAGCATACAATCCAGAGAGTCTGCAGGGCCAACAAGTTGATGTTCATTATAAGACATCATCTGGATCCGTAACCTCTAACACAACTGTTCAAACTAGTGTTGATCGTGTTAAGACTATTGCGTACACTTCTCCACAGATTTACGAATTAACTTTAAATCTTAAAAGAGCCACAGTAATTGAAGGACCAGGTAGTAATGATACTTATACTGCTGTTATTGGTGGTAAGTTTGGAACTGTAACGAACATAGGTGCTGCCGCGGGCAGTAGAACTGCTGGTACTTATACAATAGGTGCTAGTGATTATACTACAAATTCTGTTGCTGGTACTGGTGCCACATTTAGCATTGTTGTAAATGGAAGTGGTGCCGCAACTGTATCCGTAACTGGTGTTGGAACTAATTATGCACCAGGAGAAACTATTACTGTTGCTGATTCAAAGTTAGGAAGTGGTGGCGCGGCCGCTTTAACTTTTGATGTTGGCACAATTACAGAAGGTTATATCAGATCAATAACTATTGCTACTGGTGGTTTAGGATATGTTGCTAATCCTACATTAACTATAAGGGAAGATGCTACTGATACTATTACAACACCCGCTGAAGCAAGTACTAGAATAACTGACGGTGTAGTTACCAGTGTAGTTATTGATACTGCTGGTTTAGGATATAATAAAGTTCCTTCTGTCACGGGTAATAATTTTCCAATTATGTCTTTTGTCTCTTTAAGAGATGAAGATTCAACTCAATTAGCATCACGAAAAGCAACCATATTAAGAGTACTAACTGGCGCATCTGTAAAAGCAAATAGTCATGCTACAGATGGCGGCTTTGCGAAAGGACAAGTCTATCAAATAGATGAAGCCGCACCAGCATTTGCTGGTTATGCAGTAAATTATTTCGCTGAAGATTATACTCTAACTGGCATTTCAAATAAAGGCTTCTTGCGAATTAAAGCGATTGATGCAAACAAGAATCCTAAATCTTTCGATGTTATATCTGTTGGCTCTGGTTATACCGCAGAGCAGTTCGATATTAATATTACTTCTCCAAATGGAGAAACTTCAACCCTAACATGTACGACAGGACATAGTACAACATATCCTGGCATACACGAAACAAGTGCTGGCTTCTTATCTGATATTAATAGAGTACAAGATAATAATCGATATCAAAGTTTTGCATATGATATTGAAACTAGCAGATCGAAAAAAGATTGGGGAGATTTTGTAAAACGATCCGCACATCCTGCTGGCATGAAAATGGGAAGTGCATTATTAATAGAACAAGAAGTTGATTTTGCTTCTACATTCTCTGTAACTACTGATGTTACAATCTTTACAGTTATACCTGATCTTGAAGAAGTATTAGTACAAGAAGCAGTTGCTTTAACTATTGAGATTATACTAACAGTTGAAGCATTCACAGTAGGTGATGCCGCACCATTATTTGAAGTGCAAGCAGTTCATTCTGAAGGAGTGATAGCCAATGATGATGGTGCTTTATATGCCATAGATTACTTCTTAGAAGATTACGCCGGCGATGATATGCCAATTCTTGATTTCCAGAAATTCTTAACAGAATACTCGACTGGCGAATACGCTACCGATTACTTCTTACACGATGGTGGAAGATACACGCTTCTTATCGATGATGATGCATTAGAAGACAACGCAGGTGAAGTATTTGCAGTAGATGATGCAATTAATCTGCTTGATGTGACTTTCGTTCTTGCGGATAGTGCGGAGATGTCAGAAGCCATTATTACATCACTTGTGTACTTCAGAACACCTAGTGATTCAGTAGATATGGGAGATGCACTTGATAAGTTAGATGTCGGTGTATGGCCAGTGGATCAACCAATGACTGCTGATGCAATTAATCTCTTTGACATCGGAACAGTTCTTGGAGATGATGCAGAGACTGCCGATGCAATAAACAATTTTGATGTTACTACTGTTGCAACGGACTCTGCAACTGTTCAAGAAATCTTCTTCATTGGTCAGACCATAGATGCATTTGATACAATAGATGTACAAGATGTTGCAGTATTTGAGCCAGGAATTATAGCCGCAGACGGAGCAGAAACTGCCGATACATTATCAATAGAACCGCAACTAATAGGAACAGATACAGCCAATACACAAGATGCTGTAAACAATTTTGATGTTACTACGGTTGCAGAAGATGGACCACAAACCGGCGAATTGACTGTATTAGAAACAAGTATAAATAGAACAGATAGTGCCGATATTGCTGACTCTGGATCTGCATCTAGTCAGTCATATGCGGCAGGAGATTACTTTTTAGAAGATTATGTTGCTGATACAGTGGTTAACTTCTAAAAACTATTATAAATAACCTTTAACACATTTGTTAATTTTCCAGGAGAAAAAAATAATGATTAGCGAATCTACATTAAGTGCAAAGGGTGATGTCCAACTCGATTTATTCGATGCAGACGGAAACCTAAAAGAAACCCAAGAAATCAAGAATGTCGTAGTGACTGTTGGCCTTGGATATATCGCATCTCGTATGAAAGATGCAACGGCTACCGCAATGTCACATATGGCAATCGGTTCTAACAATACTGCCGCAGCCGCTGGTAACACAGCACTCGGAACAGAACTTGGTCGTGTTGCTCTTACATCAACTACAGTTTCAACTAACACAGTTCAGTATATCGGGGATTTCCCTGCTGGTACTGGTACTGGTGCAGTAGTAGAGGCTGGGGTTCTAAATGCAAGTTCTAGCGGAACTATGTTGTGTCGAACAGTCTTTTCTGTTGTCAACAAAGGGGCGTCAGATACTTTGAAGGTAACTTGGACCATCACAGTTTCAGACTCCTAATAGTTAAGGAGTCTTACGGTGGCGTTACTACTTAGGGATCAAGCCCGAGTTCAGCAAGCAAGGTCGTTTTATAGAGATGTCTATAATACAAACGATTACTTTTATATGTTTGTATCTCGGGCGACGGCATGGGCTGATGAAACTAGTCCTGATACACCAGTGGACAATAGAATCCAAATGTCTGATGTCAGACGGCAAATGCTCTTTGCAAAAAGGGTACAGGGTTCTAATGTCGCTCTTTTAACGAAGAGAATTGACTGGGCATCAGGAACAGTTTACGATCCCTATGATGATTTTTATTCATCAAGTAACAAATCCAATTCTGGTGCTTCAGGTCTTGTAGATGCAAATTTCTATGTGCTTACAGATAATTTTAATGTATATAAATGCATAGATAATAATAGCAACGGTCAAAGCACAGTAAAGCCTACAACAACCGGAACAGATATTGTAACTCTAAGTGACGGATATAAATGGAAATTTATGCTAACAGTAGGAGCCGCAGACAGAACACTATTTCTCACAGACAACTTTATTCCTGTGAGAAAGGTTTCTGGTTCAGGACAACCAGCATTTGATGTCAATGGAGAATTAGATTCGCTATCTATTACAGCAGGTGGAGCTGGTTATTCTAGTGCGCCTACTGTTGTTATAAGTGGAGATGGTACGGGTGCCGCGGCAACTGCAACTATTTCTGGTGGTGCTGTTAACGGATTGACTATTACATCCGTAGGTTCTGGATATAGTTTTGCATATGTAGAATTTACTGGTGGTAGTCCTAGTTCTGCCGCGACTGCAACTGCTAGTCTCGGTTCAACTGAAGCCGCATCCGCTCAACAATCTGTAGAGTCCACAGCAATTTCTGGAAGTATAGACAAGATTATTGTAACAGCACAAGGTGCTGACTATATTACAGGTGATGCACTCATTAAGATTGAAGGCGATGGTACTGGTGCTACAGCCTCAGCAACAATAAATAGTGCTGGAAATATCACAGGCGTAACTATAAGTGCTCCTGGAACTAATTATACATACGCTGATATTTCAGTCACACAAACTGTAGGAACTGGCGCAAGTGCAACATTCAGAGCAATTATAAGTCCAGAAAATGGTCATGGTTCTAATGCACAAAAAGAACTTTTCGCTAAAAATATAGGAATGACTGTATCGTTTGAAAATACGAATGAAGATTTAATTTTAGGTAATGAATTCAGGCAAGTAGGAGTATATAAAAATCCTTATCAATGGGCTAGTACTAGTTCATTGTTTACCACTGGTATTGGTACACCGTGTCATGTTATAGGAGTTTCTAATCCAACTCAATATAATTTAGATGACATTGTAACAACTACTGAGGGCGGAAAATTCAGAGTAATACAAAAGATAGACTCTAATGCTGATGGTACTATCGATAAAGTATATTTACAACAGATAATTGGTGGCATATCAGCATCAACAACTATTAAAAATGTTACAACAGCCGTTGAAGGTTTGACTATAAATAGTGCAACGAATCCAGAAATTGATCCACATAGTGGTGATTTGTTGTATGTTGATAATAGGAGACCTGTCGTTAGAGACAGTGATCAAACTGAAACAATTAAAGTTGTATTCAAATTTTAGGAAATAAGAAATGGCACTCGATTTAAATGTATCCCCATATTACGATGATTATAATTCATCTAAGCAATTCGATCAGATTTTATTTAAACCTGGTGTCGCTGTTCAGGCGCGTGAACTTACGCAATTACAAACATACTTGCACAAAGCGATTGCAAATCATGCCGGATTTAATGTTACTGAAGGAACAAGAGTTACAGGTGGTGAAGGAAGTATACTAAGAAAACCATATATCAAGATTAATGATACAGACGCTTCAGCCGCTGCCGTATCTAATACTACACTCGCAAATTATGTGGGTGATACTATTACGGGTAGTGTAACAGGAATACAAGCAAAAATTCTTTCTGCTTATACTGGAAGTGATGGTGAAGTTTATGATAAGAAAACATTCTATCTTAGATATACTGGTGGTAATACTCAAGGAACAACTTCTGGAGAATTGAATGGTAGTTCTATTCACTTTGATCCAGGAGAAACACTCACCGTAACTTCATCTGATGCGGATAGAAATAACGACACATTTGTTGTTGATGCGAATGTTGATGCACTCGGCACAGACATATCTAAAAACTTCCATGGTTATGGACTTTTCTTTGCTATCGCTGATGGAGTTTTCTTTCTCAAGGGTAGATTCGTAAATCATCTCCGACAAGAAGTTCTTGTTGACAAATACGATCCTCTTACAAGTGCATTTATTGGACTTACAGTAACAGAAGAAATAGTAGATGCTGATGACGATTCAACTCTTTTAGATCCTGCGGCTGGTTCATATAACTATAATGCTCCTGGCGCTGATCGATATAAAATAGCGACTACTATTGGAACAAAAGCATTAACAGCCGATGCAACTGAAGATTTTATTGTAACTGATAAAATTGTTGAAGGTGGTTACAATCAGAAACTGCCCGAGGGTGTGAAGCAGTTAGCAGATTTAGGAAAGATTTTCGCTCAAAGAACACATGAAGAATCTGGCAACTATGTTGTAAGACCATTTAAACTACATGTACAAGAGCATTTAAAAGTTGGCGCAAACGGTGGTAGATATACATCGGGTACTGATCCTGTTGGTAATGCAACTAAACTAGTTGCTAATATAGGTGCTGGTACTGCATATGTAAGTGGTTACAGATATGAGTTTGCAACTCCTACTCCCCTATCTTTTGATAAAGGAAATGATACAAGAATTATTGAGAATAGTATTACTTCAACTGGAACTGGTCAATATGTAATAGTTGATGAGATGGCAGGAAACTGGAGTATATCAGATGGTGCTATTATTCAGATATATGATGGAAGTGCTACTTCTGGTATAGGTAAACAAGCAATAACAAACAATACTCACGGCACTACAGCAAAGCCTGTTGATACCTCAATCATAGGACAAGCGAGAGTTAAGTACATAGAGAAAATTGGAAGTGGTACTGTCGGTGGAGCCAAAACACAATATCGCTTATATCTATATGATGTGAAAGTTAATACTGGATCATTTGATACAGCGAGGGGTTTTGTTTATGGGTCTGGTAACGATAAAGGACTATGTGATTGCGTTCTAGAACCACCAGGAAATGCAACTGGTGTACAGTTTACAGGTAATACAACATATGCTCTTGGAACATTTGTCGTACACGGGCAGAATACTTATCAAGTAACTGGCGCTGGTACATCTCATGCTTCTACTAAACCTACACACACTTCATCAACAGTAACAAATGGTACTGTTGATCTTGCTTATGTCGTACCCGCTATTGGTGTTCTTAAAGAACAAAGCAAAGGAAGACTTTTATTTCCTGCACCATTTACTGCACCCAAAACATTGGCTGCGGCAGGTGGAGGATCATACGATACCAGTTATCAGTATCAAGAAGAATTTAATGCTAGTATTGATGCCGCTGGTCAGTTTTCTATTTCAGTAACTTCTCCATTAACTTTCCCATACGGGGTGGGAATGACACAAACAGTATGTGATAGTAATTTCTATATGGTGTTGACTGGTGGTGGAATAACAATTAACGGTACTGCATACGCACAAGGAGCAGTAGTTCCTCTAACAGCGGCTATGTTTACTTCAGTTAGTTCTAGTGCAATCGCTATAGATTTGGGAACTGTTAGTGGTACTTGTAATGCTAAGTTAAAAGTTAATGTTACAAACACAGATTCCGTTCCTGTTACTAAAGCATTAAATTCTGGTGTTTATGTCAAAATAAATACTGCCTCCAATATAGGTGGCTCTACAGGACCTTGGAATTTAGGAATTCCTGATTGCTATAAACTAGAAGAGGTTTATGTTGATGCTTCTGCTTATGTCACTAGTGGAACTAATTTAATAGATAAGTTTAGAATAAAAACAGGTCAAACTGATTCTCTATATAAACAGGACTACTTAGAAAAGTTAGTAGATGCTGGTATAGATACGAACAATAAGTACATCACAGTTAAGTTATCTTGTTTTGTTGCTAATTACACAACATCAAACGGAACATATTTTGCAGTCAATTCATATCCTATAGATGATACTGGTGGAAGTGGTATATACACTTATCAAGTTCCTATCTATAGACGCGGAGATATGACTGTAGATTTAAAGAATGCGATAGATTTTAGACCGCAAGTTAAATCAACTGCCAGTGTTACAGCGACAACTATAGGCGCCGCTACAGAAAATCCACAATTAACACATCAATTAAATGTTCCCGCTAATGGCGGTATGACTGGATTACAGAATCCTAATCCTGTTGCGAATTTTACTACGGATATAGAGTTTTATCTCGGTCGTATGGATAAAATTGTTCTCACAGAATCTGGAGAATTTATTGTAGTTAAAGGTATACCTAGTCTAAATGCTATACCACCAACTATTCCTGATGGAACAATGACTGTAGCAGAGATCGCTATACCTCCATTCCCTAGCGTTTCTCCTAAAATAGCAAATGATATAAGAAACCCTTATATTGGAATTAAAACTAGAGTCGAACAACCTAAACGCTATACTATGAATGATATAGCGGCTATAGAAAAAAGAATTAATCGACTAGAATATTATACTGCTCTTTCTCTCATGGAAAGAGAAGCCGATAGTTTGACTATTGTAGATGCAAATGGTAATGATAGATTTAAAAATGGTATTTTTATTAATACTTTTATTTCACATGCTTTAAGTTCAACAAAAGATCCTTCGTTTAGAGCGGCTATTGACATCAAGCGAAAACAACTCACTCCCGCATTTAAAGAAGAGATGATTGAACTTGATTACAATGATACACTATCCACTACTGTACAACGACATGATAATCTTTTAACATTACCAGTTTCTGATATGCACGGTACAGATAAAGTTGGATATTATTCAGCAAATAAAGCAACTTGGGATCCTTCACCACATGGTCCAGATGTAAGCCGAGTCTTTAGTCGTAATCCTTTAAGTTCACATGTCAGAAATACTGCTGGAGAACTTTTGTTTGATTATGTTGGAGATATGATGGTTCATCCTAAATCTTCTAATGATTTCACAGAACGAACTTTAGCAGCCGAACAGTTAACGGATACTTCACTAGCACAATATAGTGCGGGTTTAGCAGACAGTATAACTTCTGCACAAATTGTTCAGAGTTATGATTTTGGATTTGAGACAGTAGCAGAAGATTCAGTCACCCAAGAGATCAGACTCAAGCATGAACCATCCACTAATGAATTCACTGGTACTAGTGCCCAATTAAAGGGATCTGACGATTGGTCTACTACAGCAAGAGATAGAACTGGAAATGGTAGAATGTGGGTTGAAGCAGAAGTTACTACTGAAGGTTCAGTAAGTGTTTCTGGTGAAATTGGTATTAACGGATCTGTAACAACATCTGGTGAGTTCACGGCTGATCTAGTTACACAATCAGCAACAACAACTTCAACTGCTACTTCAAAGATATTGCAAGCGACTTCTGGTCCTAGTGGTCAGACGGCAACAATGGATCTGACTGGAAGACTTAAATCTTTTGCGTTAGATGCATATATGAGGGGCAAAGAATTAATAATCGTAGGACAAAGATTAAAACCAAATACTCCTATATTCTGTTTTGTTGAAGGAGAATATGCTAGTCATCTTGCCTCTGCCGGCACCGATTGTGTTATGAAACCACTAACAGGATTCTGGAGAGGATTTGCTAATGGTGGTTGGCCAACTGCTGGTTATTCTGGTCATGACACTCCTATGAAATGGTTAAGAAATGTAGTTTATTTTACACCCCAAGAAACATGGGTTGATAAGTTGCGAGGAACAAATCTAAATGGTCCTATTGCACATGATAATATCACACAAGGATGTACAACTGATGCCCAAGGTAATTTTGTTGGAATATTAAAGATACCTGATGGTAAGTATCCTGTTGGAAGCATCAATATTAGATTGTGTGATGATAGATTGAATAGAGCAGTATTAACATCATCTTCCACTGAAGGAAAATACTCTGCGTTTGGCGCTAAAGCAGTTTCTCAGGGATATACGATATCAACTGAGATTCCAGCAATTAACTTTAACACAGTTCAAGGTGAAAGTGTCACTACTAAAGTGAATACTCATGTAACTGATGTTGCACTTGAAAACACGAATTTTACATTAAATACTACCGCATCCGCGGGAATTACAGTTAAAGATTTTGAAGTTGGAGCAACTGCTAAATCACATATTGAATTAACGGGTGGATTCGATCCCATAGGACAGACATTTACTGTTCCTACTATGAAGTACACTTCTGCTAATGGTGTAGTCGTTAGAGAGCCTGGTATGTTCTTACAAGAATTACGAGTCTTCTTTAGTACTATATCGGCAACTGATGGTATTACATGTGAGATTAGAGAAACTCTCAATGGATATCCTACGAGAACAGTATTGCCTTACGCTTCAGTTACTTTAGATCCAACTATTCATACTGTGGCAAGGTACACATTAGGACAATATGTCAATTCTAGTGATGCGACTATCACTGATGCTGATTTAATCGGTAGAGAAGGATGTCTTACAACCACAACTGAAGCCTCTAATGGAACAGTTACCCAATTAGATAAACATAGTATCTTTAAGTTTAATGATCCTATATTCTTAAAAGCGGGCACAGAATATGCCTTTGTTTTAAAACCACAAGGTAATAGCACAGATTACAATGTTTGGTGTTCTAAATTAGGCGAGAATGTAATTAACACCAAGTATAGAATTACTGCTGATGAAACTAATATCGGTGGATTGTTATTTACATCTTCTAACAATGGAGCATGGAACGCACACCAATCAGAAGATATAACTTACGAACTAGTTAGAAGTAAGTTTGCTAATACTTCTGGTAATGCGGTATTCACGAATAAGAATTATGACTTCATGACAGTCACAAATTATAGTGCTGGTTTTCCAAAAATAGGTGATAAAGTATACGCATTTGATCCAGCAGTTAATGGTGCAGGAAGTGGATATCAAGACGGTGATATAATAACTCTTGCTACTGTCACAGATACTAATGGTAATACTGCTACGGGAATCAAACTTCAAGTTACTGGACCATCAACTCCAGGCGCAATAACAGGAATTAAAGTTTCTGATCCGGGTGTAGTTACAGACGATTTCTCTGGAACATTTAGTGCTGTTGCACAAGCATCTATCGCATCTGGCACAGGATCAGGTGGAGGGGCATCTGCTGGTAGTGGTTCAAGTGCAACATTTAATTTAACTCTT